AAACAGTAGCATCGGCGCCGCTACCAACATAATTATATCCGACTGCTCTTAATTGTTTCCAAATCTCGTCACTATTCTTAGTGGCTACTTCTGCTTCATCTAAATTATCTTTGACAATCTTGAAGTAGTCATCATACTCTCCCGAATCAACGGGTGCTGCATGGTAACCGGGTACTTTGATTCTATTCAACATACGCTGGTATAATTTAGTTCTATTGTCATCTGCTTTGTGTGATGTGAATGTAAGTTGATCAGGATGATAGCTAGAAATTAAATCTTTGATAGATTCAATGACAAATGAGAATACTTGTAATTCATTACCAGAACCGGTCTTTCTAAAAGTCGTACCAGTTCCGTCCTTTTCATATTCAGTAAAGTCTATTTCCCATACTGATTTGCCTTCATCATCGTCATACTGTGAAGCATTGAAAACAATAACACGACCACCTATCGTAGCTTTAGTGGTGTATAAATCCGAAGTTGCTCTAACTACTTCACTAGAGACATTGCTATTAAATACTTCAGTGATGAATTCTGTTGCTCTCATAGACTCTTACCCCACCTGGTATTGATCACATTCCAGTTTATGATCTTCCACTGTTCGGCTAAATACTTTTTCTTGTCACTACCGTAGTCTAATATCCAGGCGTGTTCCCATCGGTCAACTAATAGCAATATATCATCGCGTACTTGGTGATTTGGTATCGTTTTGATCTTACCATCAGTCGCTATGTATATCCAACCTGATCCTTGTAACTTCATGAATTCAGTCTCAAATTCAGACTTCATGTTATCGTAATCGCCGTAATGTTTATTGATGAAACCCATCATAGGGCCGTTGGGTTTGTTATTGTTTCTCACTTCACGGAACTGTGGGAATAGTGTGTTATGCAGAAATGCACCTGCATAGTTGAAATCTCTATCACCCTCTTTTTTGTTGTATCGTTCAGCATAACCGTGGGCTAGTTCCCCATAGTGTAGATCCAATGTGTCTTTGGATAGTACAGGGCTGACTTCGCTTGGTGTGAAGTTAAGAGGTATGATTTCTATGTCTTGAGGCTTACTCTTTTCCTCAAGCAATGTAATAATGTCACGCATAATGAGTATTTATGCTATGCGGGATTGTATTACTGTTTCTGCATCTCAATGTATCCTGTCTGTACGAACGGCATGACCGTTGACTGTATTTTGATAGTCTCACCCGGTGATAGTATATCCCAGACTAAATCTTTATCTTTAGGGTAGTTGATATCCCAAGACACTGTGCTATTCTTTAAGTATTTCCTAGCTGTTTTGTTGATTGGATAGATATATCTAAACTGCTTGCCCCATACACGGCTCAAGTTCAGTTGTTTTCTTGCAGTAAAATCTGGTCGTGAACCATATGATTGACCCTCTTTTTTCTCCCCTAGACCTTGCATAGTTCTTGGGTGGATCTTCTCGTTCTTGTCAGTTACATATACCTCAGTCCAGATATACCCACCATACAAAAAGTTAGCACTTTGATAAACATATCCTGGTTTACCAACAATGCCATCTGCCCATGTGAAAAGATATTTCTTTTCTGGGGTATTTTTCTTCATCCAGTTGATGGTAAGACTGAGTAATTGACTTTCACTATTGCGTGGCATCTCCTCACTCATGCACATTTTGCCTATCTCATAGTAATCATCGCTGGTATATCCAGCAAATAACTTTTGAATAGTGTGTAAGGGTCTGGTTCCCCAACCTAATGTGATTACACCGACTAGTTTATCATTCTCAAAAACACTATCAGGATCGTTGATAAAACAACCAAGAAAGTGTTTTGTTAGTTTTGGCATTACTTTGCTGTAATGCGTTTCCCTGACAAATCTTGTAGCACGGTCTTTGCTGATGATCTCTAGATGCATTATCTACGCCGTGTGATACGGCCTTTTGATAGATCGTAGGGTGAGAATTCTACTTCAACCGTATCACCCAACAATATTTTAATGTCGTGCTTACGCATACGACCACTGATGTAACCAGTAATCACATTACTTGGATTCATCTGTATTTTGAACATAGCATTAGGTAATACATCAATCACCCTGCCGTCCATCTTGATTCCCTCTTCTTTTGCCATTTTAGTTTATTAAACTCCTTTAGTTGCGGCGCATTGTGCTGATATCTCTAGCTTCTTCATCTGAAAAGACAGGAACAGCATTACTTTTGTGCATAGTACCGATACCAAGAATCTTTGTTCCTGTGTATTTTGGTGCTGGCTTGCTAGATACAGTACCATAATGGCCAGTATCTAAACTCTTGATGTGATGTGTGTTTGTGCGGCCGACGGGAGTGTCGAGCGAATAGACCAATGGTTCTGCTGCCATCGCTCGTTTCTGTCTCTTTGTTTCCTGCTCCACGCCCCACTTTTTCTGTAGTTCGTGCCAGTCAGATTCTAGTTCACGGTGCTTTCGTGCTTCCTCTGCATTGCGAAACTTGATCTTGCCCTTGCGTTTGCCACCCATCGATAGACTGGGATGTGCTAGATGCATAGTCATAAGGATATAAACATAGTTAATATAGAGATATTATAGCAGGGAAACCATTTATTGTCAATCATTATCTTTTCAGTATTTCTATGATCTTTTCTTTTTCCAGAATGTCGGCTTCTAATGCACGATATTCTTTGCCCAATTCTTTTAGTTTTTCCCACTTTTTTTCTAGTTTTATGTTGGGGTGTAATATTGCCAACCGTTCTTCAATCCTAGTCAGTATCTCGACTAGGCTTTTGCCCTTGAGTTTGATATCGCCGTCAAACTCTGCATTGCCTTTGACAATTAAGGTAGAATCTGAACTGTCACCAATAGTCACACTATTATTTTTAGATACGACAGGATTTGTGATGTTAGAATATAGAAGACTACTACCTACATTGATGCTGGTACCTGTCGTGATTACTGTTGATGGGTAAGTTGGTGGATAAATTGAACTATTATTCATATTTTCTTTAATATATAATGACCTTTATCATCTAATCCAAAATCGATGGTATCACCCTCTTTCCAGCCCATCTGGTCTAGTAATGCTTGCGGAATAGGTAATAATATATCATCATCGTCCTCTTGTGCTATGACTTCATAGCGGACATGATCTCCTGGATTATTTGTAGCCATGTGCTATGATACTATATTCTTATAGATATTATCAAGCTTTATGGATAAACGGAGCATAAATCTTTTCTAATTCACTTATGGTCTGTGCAACACCACTATCCTCATGCTTGACTGCGATACCACCAGCACCACTCCAAGCATCTAAGTATTTGCCATAATCGTCAACTAATACATTAGGGATGCCACCACTCATCGCATGTTTGTATTTGGCACCAGTGAATATAGCACTACCGCTAGTTCCCGGATTATATTGGTCTAACCAGTCTTTTTTAGCTTCTACACTAGCACCTGAGTAAGGCCCACGCAACGGTGCGGATAATACAGTATAGGGAATCTTGTTGTCTTTCAACCACATGACGATACGCATACCACCCGTCAATGGCTTCAAATCTTTGAAGAATTGATACACTTGTTCTGCACTACTAGTAGCTAATGCTTGTATATCTTCTTCCCGTCTAGGTATCTCTTTATAAGTAGAAACATTGTGTTTTTGTGCCCAGGCACCAAAGAAATCAGCTTGCACACCATCCATATCTAGGTATAGATGTGGCATCTTTTCTTTAGGTTTATCCTCGACTTCTTCTAGTAATTCCTGTATACGCATCAATATATTTATCTACAACTAGATTGAAACGATTTTATCGCTAAATACATACGTACAAAAATAATAATAAGGAGTACACAAATGGTAGCAAAAAAGGTTACTACTAGGCGAAAGATAGTTGAGCCACCGCCACCATCGCCAGCGCCATCATCAACGGCTACAAAAAGTTTCCCAACAGCAATGTTAGGTATAGGTATGGTCATCCTTACTAATTATCAAGCAGAAGTGAAACAGCTAATAGCATTACTATTGAAAGCATTAACATGAAAATATTAGATAAAATTTTAGAATTCAAGAGAACTCCCTATGTTATCGCAGGGGTCATATTCCTAAGCAGTTTAGTTGTTCTTAGCTGTTTTAAAAGTGCAGAGACTCAATTGACTACACTCAATCACGCTGCTTCACTTACTCATACTATGGCTAAATCGTCAGATGATTTGACTAATTATGCTAGATTTTTCGTGACAACCAAGAACGAACAATGGAGAACAGAGTTCAACAATGTGCTTAAAATCCGAAACGGAGAAGTAGCAGATGAGAAAGGTATCAAGAAATCGTTCAAAGATAGGGTAAAAGAAGTACCGTTTTCACAGACTGAATTAGATCAATTGTTGAAAGCGGAACAACTGAGCAATAATCTTGCTAAACTAGAAGTCGAAGCATTTGCTTGGATCGACAAAGGTAAGCCTGAAATAAATTTTGAAATACA